ATGTAGTCATCGCGTCGAACGCCATGCTGATGATTCACAACCCTTACACCTATGCCGGAGGGGATGCTGAGGACTTCCGTCGAGTCGCTGATGTCCTGGATCAGACCCTGGAGGCGATCATCGCGGCCTACAAGGCCAAGGCGCCGAACATCGATGATGCCGAGCTACGTCGCATGGTCAACGCCGAAACCTGGCTGACGGCCAATGAAGCTGTGGCCCTGGGGCTGGCCGATGAAGTCGGTGACGGCATCAAGGTCAAAGCATGCCTCGGCCAAGGCTCGGTGTTGCAGCGTTACCAGCACGCACCGGCTGAGTTGCTGGCCCAACTCGACGAGCCACCCGAAGCGGATCTGGAGCTGGATCCGGTCGATCCGCCGTTGGTGCCGGTGGTAGTCGACTCGGCGAAGTTGGCACTGATGATCACCCAGCGTTGCACGGCGGCGGGCATCAGCAACTTGGTCGAGCCGCTGCTTAGCTCGACCAAACTCGAAAGTGAAGAGATCGTCCTGGCCGGCTTGGCCCGCGCCAAGGCGGTGAATGACCTTTGTGTGGCGGCGCGTTTGCCTGAGTTCAGTGCTGAATACGTGTCAGCGGGGCTGGATGCTGCGGCGGTGCGGGCGCGTCTGTTCGACAAGATTGTCACCAGTGGCAAGGGCTTTGAAATCGACAACAGCCTGCCGCTGGACAACGACCCAGCACCCAAGGTGCTGGCCAAACAACCTGATCCCACCTCGATCTGGGCTTCGCGACAAGCGGCTCAATCTGGAACTGCGCACGGCGCGAAAGGAGCAAGACAATGACCATCAAAAAAGAGCCGATCCACGCGGGTGAATTTCTCCTCTCCGAGGGCGCCGGGAACATCTCGCGGGAAACGATCAACGTTGCCGCTGGCCCTGCGCTGAATCCCGGCCAAGTCCTCGGTCTGGTGACGGCCACCGGCGAGTTTGCGCCGTATTCCCCGGCCGCCGAAGACGGTACCCAGGCTGCCGTGGCGATCCTCTACGGGCAGCTGGGAGAGTCGGACATCGTGCGCCGTGGTCGCGCTGTGGTGCGCTTGGCTGAAGTCAGCGAAGTGCATTTGACTGGGCTTGATCCTGAGGCTGAAAAGGACCTGGCCACCCATTTCCTGATCGTCCGCTAGGACCCTCAGTCACGTTTACCCAGCCCGCCTTGAGCGGGTTTTTCATTTCTGGAGAGTACCCATGGCCGAGATCGCCATTTTTGACGACGAAGCGTTCACCGTCACTGCGCTGACTGCTGCACTCAACGATCAACCCTATTTGCCAGGGCGCATCAGCGCTTTGGGCCTGTTCCGCGAGGAAGGCATCACCACCCTGACCGTACAGATCGAAAAAGACGGTGACACACTGGCGCTGGTGCCTGCCGGTGAGCGGGGTGGTTCTGGCCTGGTAGTCGCGGCCAGCAAGCGCAACCTGATTCCGTTCAACACCGTCCACCTGCCGGAACGCTTCACCATCAAGGCCGACGAGATCCAAGGCATTCGTGCCTTCGGTACCCGCACCGAATTGCAGGCTGTGCAGGACGTCGTTAATACCCGCCTAGCCAAAGCGCGTCGGCAGTTGGATGCGACCCACGAGTTCCAGCGCATGGGTGCCCTCAATGGTCTGATCCTCGATGCCGATGGCTCGACGGTGCTGTTGGACCTTTACGACCGTTTCGGTGTGCTGCGTCAGAAGCTGCCCATGGGCTTGGCGGATCCGAGCACTGAGCTGCGGGTTAAATGCGGCGAAGCACTGGATATGCAAGAGGACGCGCTGGGCAGTGTGACCAGCACCAGTTCCCGCGCCTTCTGCGGCAAGAACTTCTGGAACAAGCTGATCGTTCACAAGTCGGTCAAGGAAACCTACCTCAACAGCCAGCAGGCGGCGGCCTTGCGTGGTGACGCCAGGGAGAGCTTTGAGTTCGGCGGCATTATCTGGGAGCGCTACCGTGGCAAGGTGGCTGGCGTGTCGTTTGTCCACGACGACAAGGCGTTGCTGGTTCCTGAAGGTGTGCCGGATCTGTACATCTCGGTGTTCGCTCCGGCCGACTACATGGAGACGGTCAACACCCAGGGCATTCCGTACTACAGCATGATCGAGCCACTGCCGTTCAACAAAGGCATGGCCGGTGAAGCCCAGTCCAACCCGTTGCACCTGTGCACTCGACCGCGTGCACAGATCCTCCTGGAACTCTGACCGTGAGCTTTCGCGATCTGGTTGCCGAGGTCGATGCGGTGGTGTTCGAAACGCTGGGCGACACCGCACGGATCGAGGGTCGCGAGGAACCGGTGTTCGGTATGTTTGCCGCGCCCTGGTTGCAGCCGAAGTTCGGCAAGCTCAACACCGGCTTGCGTGAGCCGCGTTTCGAGATCCGCGTCAGCGATTCGCAGGGCCTGGTGCAGGGCCTGTTGGTCAGCATCGATCTGCCAGCCTTGGATGGCGGCGGTGATTACGACCTGCTGCAGCTGGAGCCCAGCGGTGACGGCCTGGTCGCCCTGATCCTGAGGATGCGCCCATGAGTGTCGGTAGCTATTTCAAACCCTCGGCCGGCGGCGGGATGATTTCCATCCAGTCCTCGGCCACGGACCTTCAGGCGTTTCAGGACTTTGCCAAGTTGGTACCCAAGGCAGCGGCAACGGCGCACCGACGCGCGATCAACAAGACGTTGGGTTGGTTGCGCACGCACATCGCTCGGGCCGTCAGCCGGCAGGAGCGCATCGCTGTCGCGGCGGTGCGTCAACGGTTGCGCAGTTACCCGGTTTCCGGCGGGGCTTCCAGCGGCAAGCTGTGGTTTGGTCTAAACGCCATCGAGTCCAGCCGGATCGGCCGCGCACGGCAGACCGGCAGCGGCGTGTCGGTAGCCGGGCGGCGGTACCAGGGTGCGTTCCTGAAAAAGGTCTACGGCAACAAGCCCGACATCTGGATTCGCACGGCGAGCAAGCACTTCAACGCGGACGACTACCCCGACAGCACGGTGTCACCGGGGCGCGGGCCGAGTTCGGGTTGGGTGGCGGAAAATGGCAGTCGCTTTCCGTTGGCCAAGGCGAAAGTCTCGCTGGAGCAGGCGCGACCACACTTCGATAGCTGGGTACAAAAGGCGGATGAGCGCCTGCTGGAGATCCTGAAACAGGAGCTCAACTTTGAGCTGCAGAAGTACCTCAAGAGGATAGGCAATGTCTGACGAACCCTTCAGCCTGGACCAGCTTTATCAGGCGGTTGAACAGCATCTGGCGAGCCATCTACCGGGCGTGCAGGCAGTGACGGTCTGGCCGAACATTGCAGATCGCGTTGCACTGCCAGCAGTGTTTCTGGAGCTGGCCGAGATCGAACCGGGTACCGACATTGGCACGGGTGAAACAACGTTGGTCTGCAAGTTCGAGGCGCGCATCATCGTCGATCCGATCAAGCCGCACCATCACCAACAGGCCGTGCAGTTAGCGACCCAGTTGGCGGTGCTGCTGCGCGCGCAGACGTGGGGTTTACCGGTTGAACCCGCCGAGTTTGTTCAAGCGCTGCAAGACTGGACCCAGCCGCATTTAGATGGATACACCGTGTGGCTGGTGGAATGGACGCAGCAGGTCTATCTCGGTCTAGAGGAATGGCCTTGGCCGGATGAGCCGCCGGGCTCGCTGGTGTTCGATGCCGGTGACGGCCCGGTAAGCCCGGAGGGTCTGTGAGCAGCTATGCGAGCGCCCAGCATGACCGCATGCTGGCGGGGGTGGTCAAGGATTGTTATGTGGTGGCCCTGGACCTGACCACCTCCCCGCCGGTGTGTCGCGTTTCGGATGGCGAATGGGTCAGCGCCTGGGTGCGCTGGCACAGCATCGCCGCCGGCAAGGCCAGGCACTGGCGGGCGCCGAGCATGGGCGAGCAGGGGGCGCTGATCAGTGCCAGCGGTGACGTGTCGCAGGGCACGTTTATCCCGGGCCTATACGGCAACGCCGGTCCGCCACCGGATAACCGCGACCATGTGGAAGTCTGGCGCTTTGACGATGGCGGCTCGCTGGTCTACGACTGGCAGGCCAAGAGCTACAGCATCACCCTGCCGAGCGGTACGGTGGCCATCAAGGTCGCCAGCACGGAAGTGGTCGTAACCGATGCCGCCGTTACCGTAACGACCGGGAATATCAACCTGAAAGCGGCGGTATTCATCGACGGTGCGCTACACGTCACGCAGGGCATCACCAGTGCCGGCGCGATCATCGACGCCACTGGAAACAGCAATCACCACACGCATTAATTTCAACCCACGACAGCCCGCCGAGTGCGGGCTTTTTTATGCCTGGAGAAAAGAGACATGGCCAAGATCACCCCAACGCTTGCCGGCGAGGAACAGGCGGCCCCTGAGCTGACCCCGGAGCGGCTGAAGTTTCGCGACAGGGTCTATACGTCGCGCACTCTGATCATCCCTGAATCCGAGCGCACCCTAGCGGTGAGCAAGGGGCTTGTAGAGGTTCTGTTGTCCGATACCGACGCCGTCAAGTTCCTGAAAGCCAACGCCGAATTTGAGCCCGCGAAGGAGTGATTTAGATGATCGGAATGGACCGCCACACCGGCCAACCCATTTCCGGCATCAAGCACTTGCGGCAATCCGTTCCTGACATCTTGGGCACGCCGTTGGGCAGCCGCCGGCATCGGATGGAGTACGGCAGCAAGCTCCGGCGGTTCATTGACCTGCCTGTTAACGAGGGTTGGAAAAGCGCCGTACAGGCTGAAGTCGCCCGCGCCCTTGGGCGTTGGGAGCCGCGTTTGAAACTGGATCAGGTGCGCGTCATTTCCGTTATTGGCGGGCAAATCAACCTGAAGATTGTCGGCGAGTACCTGGGCGACGGCGTCACGTTGGAGGTAGCCGTATGAGTATCGTGGATCTGTCGTCGCTGCCGGCGCCGACTGTGTTGGAGCCTCTGGACTTTGAAGAGGTTTATCAGGAGGGGCTGGGGGTTTTTCGCGGTTACATGGGCGGCAACTGGACCGCCGCGCTGGAAAGCGATCCGGTGACTAAGGTGCTGGAGGTCGGCGCGTACATCAAGGTTGGCAACCGCGCCCGGGTGAATGATGCCGGCAAAGCGGTATTGCTGGCACACGCCATAAAGGGCGACCTCGATCACCTGGGGGCCAACGTCAATCTAAAGCGCCTGGTCATTCAAGCCGGGGATCTGCTGGCGGTGCCACCGATGCCGGAGGTCAAGGAGGACGACGACCCGTTTCGCGAGCGTATCCAGTTGGCCTATGAAGGGTTGACCACGGCCGGCCCGCGTAACAGCTACATCCTGCATGCGCGCAACGCCTCGGGGGTGGTGGCGGATGCCACGGCCGAAAGCCCTGCGCCGTGTTGCGTTACGGTAACCGTGCTGTGTTTGGAAGGGGAAGGCGAGGCACCGCCTGAGCTGCTGGCCACGGTGGCCGCCGCGCTGAATGACGACGACGTTCGGCCGGTAGGGGATCGGGTGACGGTGCAGAGCGCGCAAGTGATCCGCTACCCAATTAACGCGATTCTGCACATGGCCAGCGCCGGGCCCGAAGCGGATGCCAGTTTGGCCGAAGCGAAAAGTCGATTGGCGGCCTGGATCAATCCGCGCAAACGGCTGGGCGTTGAGGTGGCCCGGTCCGGCGTCGATGCTCAGTTGCACGTTGCCGGCGTTTCGCGGGTGGAGTTGGTCGGCTGGCAGGACCTGGCCCCGACCAAGGCTCAGGCGGCGTTCTGTACGGGTTACACCGTGACGCTGGCGGGCTGACATGAAAAGCCTACTGCCGATCAATAGCACGCAACTGGAACGGGCCATGGAGGCCACGTTTTTCGAGAAAACGATTGTCCCGCTGCGCGACCTCTACAACGCTGATACCTGTCCGGTGCATCTGCTGCCGCATCTGGCGTGGGCGTGGTCGGTCGATCGTTGGGACTATCGATGGCCCGAGGCGACCAAGCGCGCCGCCATTAAGGCCTCTTACTACATCCATGCCCACAAAGGGACCATCGGGGCGCTGCGCCGGGTGGTCGAGCCCCTGGGCTACCTGATCGAAATTATCGAGTGGTTCAACACGGTGCCGGAAGGTGTGCCGGGCACCTTTGCGCTGAAGGTGGGAGTGCTGGACACCGGCATCACCGAGGAAATGTATCAGGAGCTGGAACGCCTGATCGACGACGCCAAACCCGTCACCCGGCACCTGACGGGGTTGGCCATCAGCTTGGCAACCTCCGGCAACTGCTACCTAGGCGTTTCCGTCACGGACGGTGACGAAATTGATGTTTACCCGCCACAACCGAGAGACATTGAGGTCTCTGGGGTGATTGGTCGTGGTGGGCGCGAACACACAATCGACACTCTGGATGTTTACCCATGATCGACCAGAACTCTCAGTTTTTCGCCATCCTGACCAATGTCGGTGCGGCCAAGCAGGCCAACGCCGATGCGTTGGGGATCGCATGGAAAATCACGCAAATGGGCGTGGGTGATGCCAACAATACCGACCCGCTGCCCTCGGCCGCACAGACGGCCCTGATAAATGAGTGGCGGCGGGCGCCGCTGAATCAGCTCAAGGTCGACCCGAATAACGCGGCGATCATCATCGCCGAGCAGGTCATTCCTGCCGATATCGGCGGTCACTGGATTCGTGAAATTGGCCTGTATGACGCCGATGGCGACTTGGTCGCGGTGGCCAATTGCGCGCCATCGTTCAAGCCACTGCTGAATCAGGGTTCGGGCCGCACGCAGGTCGTGCGGATGAACCTGCAAGTCAGTAACGCGTCCAGCGTCGAACTTAAGATTGATCCAAGTGTGGTACTGGCCACCCGCACCTACGTTGATCAAAAGGTGGTCGATGAGCAGGGCCGCTTGGACTTAAAACAATCGGTCAGGGTGGCCGCGACCGCCGCCATCGTGCTGTCTGGATTACAAACGGTTGATGGCGTGGTGCTGGTGGCAGGGGATCGGGTGCTGGTGCCACTTCAGGCTGCCGCCAAAGACAACGGCATTTACGTCGTAGCGGCGGGCGCCTGGGCGCGCTCGGCGGATGCTGATCTTGGGGTCGAGGTGACCGCCTCAATGCTCGTTCCCGTCGAAGAGGGGGGCGTCAACGGCGACAGCCTTTGGCAGTTGGTGACCAACGGGCCGATTGTCTTGGGCACTACGTCGCTGGCTTTTGAAATGCTCGCTGGTCGTACCGGCGTGCAGGCTGGTGATTATCGAAGCGTTACGGTAGATAAATACGGGCGGGTAACTGGGGGCGCCAATCCGACCACGCTTGCTGGTTATGCAATCAGTCCGGCAACTCAGTTAGAAGCAGAGGCGGGGGCTGACAACGCCAAGCCAATGACGGCGCAGCGGGTTTGGCAGGCCATTTCAAAGGCCGTTGTTCAGGCTACTGAAACGGTCTTTGGCTGGGCTAAGGTTGCCACTCAAGTGCAGGTGAATGCCGGTGCCGACGATACGACTATCGTCACGCCTAAGAAATTGCGCTTTGGGTTCGCTGTTCTCATAGCGGGTAACGGTTACATCGTTTTCCCATCGTGGCTAGCGGGCTTAATTATTCAGTGGGGGGCGATCAGTAACACCGCGAGCGCGACCAGTAGCGGGACTTTCCCGATGACATTTCCAGGGAGCTGTTTGGCTGTTTTGCTTACAGGCCTGCAAGGCGGTGGCAATACTCAGGCGTATGCCACGCTGAACTCAAAAAACCTAACCGGATTCGCCTGGAGCGCATTTATTGGGGGGAGCGGAACTGCGCCTTCGTTAAGCAATGCGTCAGCCGCCGTCCAGGGGCATTTCCTTTCAATCGGATTCTAGGAGCGAGTATGTACTACGCACAATCCACTGGCGGTTTCTATGATCGGGCCATTCATGGCGCGTCGGTGCCCGCCGATGCCGTCGAAATTACTGCCAAGGAACACGCGGCGCTATTGGCCGGGCAGGGGCAAGGCAAAATCATCGCCGCCGACGGCGCCGGATATCCGGTTCTGGCTGATCCACCGCCACTGACTCTTGAGCAGCTGATAGCGGTTGAGCGCGACTGGCGCAACGGCGCGCTGGTGCTGGCGGACAATGAGGTGCGCAAGCATGAAGACGCGGACCCCGGGGCGACGGCCACCGAAAATGCATGGCGGGCCTATCGCAGCGCGCTTCGTGCCTGGCCTGAGTCGACGCCGTTTCCCGATACCGCGCATCGACCAGTCTCCCCGGTTTGAAAGGCGGGGCGTCACGCTCATCAGCTATCCACCCAGCCGCCGACGCTTGGCTGGCCAGGCCCGATAAACGCCCCGCACTGACGGGGCGTTTTCTTTTCCGTTACGCGTAACACGAACATCCCTCACAGCCTCGCTTATGCGGGGCTTTTTCGTTTCTGGAGATTGAGCTTTATGAGTTTCTTTCACGGCGTTACGACCACCGATATCAAGACCGGCGCGCGCACCATTTCCTTGCCGTCGTCGTCGATCATCGGCCTGTGCGACACCTTCACCCCGGGCGTCCTCGGCGGCGGTACGGCGCTGGCCGGCGAACTGAAGTTGATCACTACCGAGCGCGAAGCCATTGCCGCCTTTGGCGCCGATTCGGCGATCACCAAGGCCTGTCAGGCGATCTACACCAAGGCCAAGGCGGTGATCGTCGCCATCGGTGTGCCGAAGCTGGAAGACGCGGCGCTGCAAACCTCGGCGATCATTGGCGGGGTGCTGGCTTCTGGTAAGCGCACCGGCCTACAGGCCTTGCTAGATGGCAAAAGCCTGTTTAACGCTCAGCCGCGGCTGTTGATCGCACCAGGGCACACGGCCACGCAGGCGGTGGCCACGGCGCTCGATGGCTTGGCGCAGAAGCTGCGCGCCATCGGCATTATCGATGGGCCTGGCACCACGGATGAGGCCGCCATGGCTTACGCCGAGAACTTCGGCAGTCGCAACCTGTTCATGGTTGACCCGGGCGTGCAGTACTGGGACACCGGCCTGAGTCAGACAGTCGATGCCCCGGGCTCGGCCTGGGCGGCGGGCTTGTTTGCCTGGACCGATGCGGAGTACGGCTTCTGGGCGTCGCCGTCGAACAAGGAGTTTGTCGGCATCACCGGCACCACTCGCGCGGTCGAGTACCTGGACGGTGACGCGACGTGCCGGGCCAACCTGCTGAACAACGCCAATATCACGACGATCATCCGTGATGACGGTTATCGCCTGTGGGGCAACCGCACGCTGTCGAGCGATCCGAAATGGGCGTTCGTTACCCGCGTGCGCACGCTGTTCATTCTCATGGATGCGGTGCAGGCCGGCCACAAATGGGCCGTTGACCGTTCGATCACCAAGACCTACGTCAAGGACGTGACCGACGGCCTGGAAGCGTTCATGCGCGACCTGAAAGCCCAGGGCGCAATCATCAACTTCGAGGTGTACCCGGACACTGAGTTGAACACCGCCAGCCAAATCGCCCAGGGCAAAGTGTACTGGCGCATTCGCTTCACCGACGTGCCGCCGGCCGAAAACCCGAATTTCCTTTTCGAAGTCACCGATCAATGGATGACCGAAGTTCTTGAAGCAGCCTAAGGGGCCCAGTCAATGATTCCTCAAACTTTGTTTAACACGAACCTGTTTGTTGACGGCGTGAGCTTTTCCGGCGACGTGCCGAACCTGACCCTGCCCAAGCTGACCACCAAGACCGACGAGTATCGCGGTGGCGGCATGGCCGGTGCCATCGAGATGGATCAGGGGCTTGAAAAAATGGAGGCGTCCTTTGTCACCAAGGGCGTGCGCCGTGAGTCGTTGAAGTACTTCGGTCTGGCCGATGGCACGGCCTTCAATGCGACGTTCCGTGGTGCCTTCAAGGGGCAAAAGGGCGCAGTGACGGCGGTGGTCGCCACCCTGCGCGGCCGGCTCAAAGAGGTCGACCTGGGCGACTGGAAGGCCGGTGATCCGGCCGAGATCAAACACGCCATTGCCGTCACGTACTACAAGCTCGAAATCGACGGGCGCCTGATGTACGAAATCGACATGGTCGCCGGTATTCAGGTGATCGACGGCAAAGACCAGCTCGCCGAAGTGCGCACCGCGCTCGGCATGTAAGGGAATAGATTTAGATGACTCAAGTAAACGATAAGAAGCTGCCGGTCTGGTTGGCGGTCACCGCTGCGAGCGCCGTCGTGACCCTCTCGCGGCCCAGCGATGCCAACGGGGTCAAGGTCGAGACGTTGACCTTGCGGGCTCCGGCCGTGCGCGAAGTGCGGGCGGCCGACCGTGCCTCTAATGGCGATGACGAGCAGCGCGAGCTGATGTTGTTCGCGGGCTTGGCCGAGGTGGGCTTGAAGGATCTGGAAGGCCTCAAGCTGGTGGACTATCGCCGTGTACAGGCGGCCTATTCGCGCTTGGCACCCGATACCGATTACTCGACGTCGATGCCGTCGTGGTTGTCGGTCACCACCGATAACGTGCTGGTCACGCTGTCGTGCCCGAGCGAAATCAACGGCGTCACGGTCGATAAGTTGGCCTTGCGTTCCCCGACCGTGCGCGACGTGCGTTCGGCGAATCGTGAGGCGGGCGGCGATGACGAGCAGCGCGAGCTGGTGTTGTTTGCCGAGTTGGCCGGTGCGCCTGTCGCGGATCTGGAGGGCCTGAAGCTGGTGGATTTTAACCGCCTACAGGCCGGCTATTTTCGTATGGACCAAGACAACGGGGTTTGACCCCGGCGTCATAAAAATGGCCGCGAAACGTCTGGCGGCGGAAACCGGATTTTCCGCCGCAGAGATTCTGTCGATGCCGTTTGCTGAGATGGTGTGGTGGCTCACGGATTGAGCCGTCTTCGGTAAGGCTGTGCAAATGGGGGCCATGACATGGCGAACAAGATCGCCCTCGGGCTGGTCATCGGCGGCGCCGTCAGTTCTACGGTCGGTGCTGCGTTCAAAGACGTGACGGGACGCATCAAGCGCCTCGAGGCAGAAGGCAACAAGGCGCGTGTGCTGCAGCGCACGATTGGCGACACCATTCGCCTGCGCGATGAATGGAAAAAGGCCCACGACAGCGGCGCCGCTGGAGCCTCCAAGTTGTTGAGTCGGCTGAACTCCAATCTGGACAGCTTGAAAAAGCAGGGCGTCGAAGTCGGGCGTCTGGAGAAGTCCTATCGGGCAATGGGGCAGGCGGCCAATAAAGCCGAGCTGAAGGCCAAGGGGCATCAGCAGCTGGATGCCGGTAAGACCGGCATGGCAAAAGCGGTCGGCGCCGCTGTCGTCGGTGTGGGTGCTCTGGCGGTACCGACCAAGGTCAGCGCGGACTTCGGGGCCATTGTGCGGGACATCGCGATCAAGGCCGGGATTGCCAACAAGCCGCAAGAAAAGGAGATGTCGCAAAAGATCATCGCCACCTCGCGTGACACCGGGATGGCGCGCAACGACGTGGCCGACGTGGTCAACCAGTTGGTTGGCGCCGGTATGGAGTTGAGCAAGGCGCTGGAATATGCGCCGGTCGCGGCCAAGTTTGTCGTGGGGCAGGGGTCCAGCGGTGTCGACACGGCGAAGATGATCAACGCCCTGGGGCAAAACGCCAAGATCACCGATCCCAAGCAGATGCAGCAAGCGCTGGAAGCGATTGCCTATCAAGGGCAGGCGGGCAGCTTTGAAGCGGCCGATATGGCTAAGTGGTTCCCAGAGCTGTTGGCCAACATGGGCAGCCTGGGCATTACCGGCATGGACGCGGTGACCCAGTTGGGCGCCATGCTGCAAGTGCAGATGAAGTCGGCCGGCGGCGCCGATGAGGCGGCCAACAACCTCAAAAACTGGATGGGCAAAATCGGCTCGACCGATACAGTCAAGGCGTATGAAAAGGCCGGTATCGACTACAAGGGTTCGATGCAAACCGGTTTGCAAAACGGTATGTCCACGCTGGAAACCAGCATGGCGTTGGCGCAGAAGTACATTCAAGCCACCGATCCGAAGCGCGCGGCGGCGATGGCCAAAGCGACCTCCGAAATCAGCCAGCAAGCCGACCCGGAGAAAGCCAAGGCCATGATGGCCTCTCTGGAAGAGTCGCTGCGCACGGGTGATCTGTTCGCTGACATGCAGGTCAAGGCCGCGCTGTCGGCGTTCATGCAGAACAAGGCGCTGTACAGCCAGCTTAAAAACGATTCGCGCGATGCCACCGGCATCCTCGACAAAAACCTCAGTGAGCGGCGTGAGGCGTCGTCGCAGAAGTGGGCCGAAATGGCTCAGTCGATGGATGACGCCATGCGCAGCGTGGGGGACGCTCTGCGCCCGGTTACCGACACGGTGGCCGAGGCGCTGACCAAGGTCACCAAAAGCATTACCTCGATGTCTGACAGCGCGCCCGGAGTAGTGACGGGGATCGCGTTGGTCGGCGGTGGATTGGTTACGCTCACGGGCCTGTTCAGTTCGTTCAAGATGGGTAAAGGGCTGTTCAACCTAGCGCGTGGCTCGCTGGGTGGCGGCAAGGCCGGCGCGGTGCAAAAGGTCTTTGTCACCAACCCCGAGGATGGGGGTGGTGACGGCGAAGGCGCCAAGGGCAAGGCCGGCAAAGCGCTGTCCCTAGTGGAGACCGGGTTGAAGGCGGTGGCGGCGTTCAAAGGCACGGCCGGCGGCGGTGATGATGACGCGGAGGGCGGCAAGTAATCCGGCAAGTTGGATGTAGTGTCGGCCGGGCTGGAGTTGGTTTCGCTGGCCAAAGACGCAGTC